CTATTCCGGCAAGCCGTCAAACAGACAGGCGTTGGATGAGGCGATTGAGTTCGCTCAGGAAGAGGGACTTACTGAGTTTGCTGCTTGGAAGGATTCGGATGGTGTGTTCCGCAGCAATCATCCGGTAGCTGACGTCCAACAAGCCCGTCTGGAAGTAGGACGAAACAGGTATGCTCTGATCTCCAAGGAAGGAACCAAGGCGGGGCAGATCATGAATGCTACGACTGTGAAGGAAGCACAAGCGATCACCTGGGAGCTGTGATGGGTAAATACATCCACCAGTTCCTGATCGCTGTCGACCAGTTGATAAACTCGATGACCGGTGGGTATGCGGACGAGACATTCTCCGCTCGGGCCTACCGACGCTCACAGAGGACCCGCTTCTGGCGGGTCTTCCGTGTGGTGATCGACTGGATATTCTTCTGGCAAGCCGATCACTGCTACCAGTCGTGGCTCAGTGAGTTTGACCGGAAGTACCTCCCCTCTGTCTACAGCTTGGTATCCCCTGCCGAGGCTAGAGACAGGGACATCCACAATCTCATAACCTAACGGTTCCACTAATGCAAGACAAACTGAGTCCAATCCAGGCGCTTATTGGGATGACATTCACAGGTCTTCTCATCGGTATGGGCCAGCTACTGGCCTCGACAGAAAAGATCACTCCAAGAATAGTGATCGGACGAGCTTTTTCCTCTGTAGGTCTCGCACTGGTGGCAGGTGTCGGCCTACTCCAGGTCCCCAACATGCCGCTGATTGCACTGATTGGACTGTCTGCCCTCTTCTCATCACTCGGGACGAGCGCACTGGAAACACTCTTTCAACGCTACATGGGTATCAAATGACATGGCAGCAAGTAACGAACTCCTCCAGCTCCTCCACGAAACTCTTGGTGAAAAGCTCCTAGCTCGAATCGAGAGTGGAGAGGCAAGCCCGCAGGACTTCGCCCAGGCAATCAAGTTCCTGAAGGACAACAACATCGAGGCAGTCCCCAATGGTGACAACGCATTGAGCAAACTCGAGCAAGGCCTGAGTAAACGTCTTCCGTTCTCCAATCCGGATGAACCTCACCAACAGCACTGAGAAGCTCTCTAAGAGCCTCGTCGTTCGTTCTAGTGTATGCACTAGTGAAAGACTCAAAGTCTTCTTACAGAGGCTCTCAGGGAACATCAGGGCCATAACCACAAGAAGGACAGTATGGAAATCCCCAAGGACCATCCCCTAAGAGACTTCAGGAACTTCCTGTTCGTCGTCTGGGAGTTCCTCTGGGGGTCCGGTGCGATCACCGCATTGAAGCCGGACCCCACTCCTGTCCAGTACGACATCGCCCACTACCTCATGCACGGTGACCGACGGAAGGTCATCGAGGCATTCCGAGGGGTGGGCAAATCGTGGATCACTTCCGCGTATGTCTGCTGGCGACTCTTCCTGAATCCCCACCTCAACTTCCTCGTAGTCTCCGCATCGAAGGATCGTTCCGACCAGTTCTCGACCTTCACCAAGCGGCTGATCTTCGAGCTTCCCATCCTGCAGCACCTCCGACCGATGGACGGCCAGCGGAACTCCAACATCATGTTCGACGTTGGACCGGCAGGAATCTCTCACTCGCCCTCCGTGAAGTCCGTGGGCATCACCGGCCAGCTTACCGGTAGCCGTGCCGACGAGATCATCGCGGACGACGTCGAGTCCCTGAACAACTCCATGACCCAGACCATGCGTGACCAGCTATCGGAGCGCATCAAGGAGTTCGACGCTATCATCAAGCCTGGTGGAAACATCACGTTTCTGGGTACGCCTCAAACCGAGATGTCCATCTACAACCAACTGGGTGAACGTGGCTACGACATCCGAGTGTGGCCCGCACGTATCCCTGAAGATACGGGCAAGTACAGCGGACGCCTGGCTCCGTACATCATGGATATCATTGGTCACGGTGCGAAGACTCGAGAGGTCACTGACCCTGATCGATTCACCGACGAAGACCTCCTCGAGCGTGAGGCCTCTTATGGTCGCAGCGGCTTCGCCCTGCAGTTCATGCTGGACACCAGCTTGTCAGACGAGGAACGCTTCCCGCTTAAGCTCAAGGACCTGATCGTCATGCCGCTGGATGCCAACATGGCTCCGGTCAAGGTGGTCTGGTCTTCCGGTCCCGAGTATGTAATCAACGACGTTCCGACCATCGGGATGTCAGGCGACAAGTATTACCGACCGATGTGGACCTCGAAGGATATGGCCGAGTACAGCGGCTCCGTCCTGTTCATTGACCCCTCGGGTAGAGGCTCGGACGAGACTGGCTACGCAGTAGTGAAGATGCTGAATGGCTGGCTCTACCTGGTCGACGCTGGTGGTATGACCGGGGGGTACAACGATGAGAGTCTCAAGAAGCTCTCCCTGATAGCTGCCAAGCACAAGGTCAACCAGACCATCGTTGAGTCCAACTTCGGTGACGGGATGTTCACTGAGCTTCTCAAACCGTGGCTCCGGAAGGTTCACCCCTGCTCTGTTGAAGAGACACGCGCCTATGTCCAGAAGGAACAGCGCATGGTCGACACTCTCGAGCCTGTGATGAACCAACACCGGCTGATCGTCGACAAGGACCTCATCAAGAAGGACTTCGACACAGCCTCCAAGCCCTACTACAGCCTCTTCTACCAGATGACCAGACTGACCAAGGACAAGGGCGCTCTGTCACACGACGATAGGCTCGATGCCGTCGAAGGTGCAGTGGCTTACTGGGTCGAACAGATGGGCCAGGACACGGAAAGTGCAGAGAAACTCCACAAGGAAGCTCTGTTGGACCAGGAACTGGAGAAGTTCAAGGAGCAAGTCTTCGGGGTAGAGCCTGAAGGTGACACTTGGTTCACAGTCTGAGGTCTCCTGAGCCTCTATCTCTCGGCTTCAGTGGTGTTGTCCGGTATACCCCTACCTAAACACTACTGGAAGCTCTTAGAGAGACTCACAATGACTGACTAAAAGTCCTCAAATCGAGGGTCTGAAAACTCCTGACAGGTCAGGGACTTAGAATTACCACACAGTCCCGGCCCCCCGGGGGTCCCATCCCCCTCTATTAGTTTAACTATAGGTCTAACTATTAGTTATCTGTAGGTATGACCCTATGAATACCTAATAGTGTAGCTGTATATCCTCTGTAAGTAGAGGGACCACCATCATAGTCCCTCCCAATATAGGTCCTCCTCTCTCAGTCACCCTCACTGAGTCACACTAGTGGTCCTCTCACCGTCAAACTATTGGTGAGAGACGCTGTAGGTTAGGCTATTGGTGTGTCTCCTGGTGTTACTGCTGGAGGGGCGATTGGATTTTGACAAAAATGTGTAGTGGTATTGACATACGCGCTCGCTGGCCCTTCCCCCCGGTACCTTTCCTCCCGCTCCTCGTGGAGAATGACCGCCGGGGGGTGGGGTAGTACCACAATAGGTGCCACCAGTGGGGTCTAAGTGCTTGATCTCACTGGGTTTGCAGCAGATACCGTATCGCATCAAGCGGTCCAACCATGGGTGATCGTTGCGTTTTGCAACGGTTGCCCGTTTTACGTTGCATTTTGCAATCCTTTCTTTGCTTTTATTTGTGTCTTTTGTTTTGGATCAAACACTTAGACCACCAACCGAACCACACCAACCGACGACTCACCGACCACCAACCGCACACTGCCAGGTAGAAGCAGTGACAGAACCACCAGGTAGAACCACCAGGTAGAACCACCAGGTAACCACCAGGTAGAACCACCAGGTAACCACCAAGGGATCGACCGAGCGCAACACACACACACGCGACAAGCTCGGCTTGAGCCTACGCAGAAAGGCTGGATCGAATCGATACGCAAAAAAGTTTGCCTAACGGGTTGCATTCGTGAGTGACGCGTGTATAGTTGAACCCATGGCAACGCAAGGCCGGACGATCTTTGAAAGTTTACGCGAATGGACCAAGTCAGTCCGCCTTAGTGGCTGCTCTTTCGCCCTCTGCTCTGATCGGCTCGCTGTTAGTCGCGTACCCTACCGGGGAGCAAACGCAGCAACCCAGCCGATCATCAAGGCGAAACAAGCGCACCGAGGCACCGAAACGAAACAGGGGTTGACGGAACGGTTTAACTAGCGTAAATTAGTAATCAAGTCGACGGGGCACAGCCTTGAAGAGAGAGAGTCAATCACGAGAGAGGGAATTTAATTATGAACAGCGAGATCAAAGACGGTGACACCGTGATCCTGATGGACAAATCAGACGACCGAACCCGCTACATCGCTGGACCGATGGGAGAGACCACCAGCCTTCCCCGGCTCGCCATGACGCTGATCTACGACCGGCCTCTGCAGTGGACCGCCGACGAGCATGGACTGGAAGTAATCAAGGAGGCGGGGGCACAGCCTTGAAGAGCGAGAGTCTCCGTTTAAGCCAAGAGTCAATCACGAGAGAGGAAACCCAATGATTAGTAGCTATCTAAAACTAGCGGCCGAGACCAACAT